AACAACAAGATCCAAATCAGTTAACGATTCAATTTCCAGAAGAGGAAGTATTAGAAGATTAACATGAGTGATACAACAAGATCAAATATGGTTATGCATCAAACAGATGTTAGACCATGGGGAGAATATGAAGTAGTTTTAGATGCACCTGATGTAAAAATAAAACTAATAGAAGTTTTTCCTGGACAAAGAATGTCATATCAGTACCATGAACAACGAGCCGAAGTATGGACCGTAATTCATGGTACTTTGACAATTGTATTGAATGGAGAAAAATTGTACAGAGGACCTGGGCAATCAATTAGAATTCCATTGGGTGCAAAACACCGAGCATGGAATGAAACTGATTTACCAGTTCATTTTGTAGAAGTACAAACGGGAACATACTTCGGAGAAGACGATATAATTCGTATAGAAGACGATTACAATAGAGAATAACATGGACGTAAAACTAACAGCAGAACAAAAAGAATTTGTTGATCAGTATAATACAATACTCAATAGACTACACGATATTCAATCTAATATCGATAAACTTAAAAAAGAAGCTGAAGAAGCTATATTAGCTCTTAATCAACTTAGACACAAAGAACAACAACTGTTTCCCGATAACGAAGAAACAATTTAACATTTTACAGTATAATATAAAAATACAACAATAATATGGCAAAAAAAGATTTTAGTTTTGACGATATAAACTCAGAGTTAAAGACATTAAATCCACTGGGATCAATTATGTCAGACTCTACATTCAGTGAAGTTACAGAGTGGATTGACACTGGTAATTTTCATTTAAATGCATGTGTTAGTGGTTCACTATTTGGTGGATGGCCTAACAGTAGAACGTGTTCAATTGCAGGACCATCAGGAACGGGTAAAACATTCTTAGTACTAAACTCTGTTAGAAAGGCAATTGAAATGGGTTACAATGTAATCTACTTTGATTCTGAAGCAGCAGTCGATAAAGATCAAATGGAAAAGTTTGGGATTGACGTAACAAAAGTTAATTACCAACCTATTAATACTGTTCAAGAATTTAGAACATCAGTTACTACACTTACTAGCAAGATGCAAGAAGTAAAACGTAATGGTGGAAAAACACCAAAGATCATGATGATTCTTGATTCTGCAGGTAACTTAGCAACTCAAAAAGAAATCGATGACGCTAGATCAGGATCTGAAAAAGCAGATATGACAAGATCTAAGGTTCTAAAATCTATTTTTAGAATCATTATGACACCATTGGCAGATCTTAAGATACCTTTTATTTTTACTAATCATACATATCAAACACAAGACTTTATCTCAAGACAAGTCGCGGGTGGTGGAACTGGACCAGAATATGCAGCGTCAATCGTTTTATATTTAGGAAAGGCACAACTTAAAGATACTGGTGGAGATAAAGCAGGTATTATTGTAACAGCTAAGCCTAATAAGAATCGTTTTGCAAAACCAACTAATATTAAATTTCATTTACACTTTACTGAAGGTATGAATGCGTATGTTGGATTAGAACAGTACATTGATTGGGAAGACATCGGTATTACTAAAGGTATTATTGAAAAGGGTGAGAAGATTCCTAAGGCAACTTCAAGAAACTGGATATGTAAACACTTAGATCACACTGTACCGAATAAAGAATTTTTTACGGATAAAGTATTTACACAAGAAGTTTTAGAGAAGATTGAAGGTAAAATCAAACATGTGTTTAATTATAATACAGAGGAGAGAGAAATTGACTTAGAAGCTATACTAGAATCAGATGCAGATTAATGAAGATAAGTTACCTATAAAATATGTTTTAGGCATTGAAAAGGACTTACCCGATTATCCAACATCTTTTGATATTTTATTAGCAGAAATTAAATTATGTGTCAGAATGCCTGACAGACATAAGGGTAATTTTACCTTACATGCTTTAAAAACATATAGGTTTCCAGAAACAACAGAAGAACATCTACTAGAATCCATTTCTGAATTAATAGATTTGGATCTAGTAGAACCTTTAAATACTACGCATGGCAAAGAGTCATGGACAATAAAAACAAACCCGTTTGAATGATATTAGTAATCGATAATTTTATTAAAGACAAGAATTTACTACAAGAAATAGCAAATGATAGTAAATTCTTTTCGGATCCGGGCGTTTATTATTGGTGGGATGGATGGTGGAATGAAGAAGCTAAAACTACCAAACAACGACTTATAGATGCCATATGGGCTGATAATTGTCCATTGAGTAAACCAATGTCAATTAGAGGTTTTGAGTATTGGACAGGTATTCAAACTGCCAATACAGAAATGGGATTTAGTAATAATTTAGGAGGTCATTATGACAAAGATGAAGAATTATTTGCTAAAACAGGTGAAATAGTAACACCATCTATGGGTACAGTTTATTATCCAGAACAACCTGAATTTGAAGGTGGTATGTTAGAGATTTATACAGAAGGCGTAGATAAAACGCCAGAAGTGGTTTATGCAAAACCAAATAGATTGATAATTTTTGATGCTGGAAAGTATGTACATGCTGTTACACCTGTAACTAAAGGTACTAGAAAGGCAATAGCTATTAATCTATGGTTAACAGAACCACTAGGGAAACAAAACGGCGCTATGCGCATAGAAGGATAATAACAGTTAATAAAAAAATATGCAATTCGGACAAGATTTTGAAAAAATATTCTTTAGATTATCATTAGAGAAGACTAAATACTTAAAGAGTATTAAGAGCGGTTTTTACACTTCACAGGAAATTGATATTTTAAGTCAACTGTCTAATAAATTCTTTGAGAGATTCAATGAAACTCCAAAAAAGGATCAATTGAATATGTTGATTCAAAGGAGTGAAAAGGCTAAAGAGAAGATCACTGAAAATATTTTAAATACTATTTTTGAAGTTGATTTAGATCAATACGACGAGGAATGGTTAACATCTACTGCAGAATCATGGATCAAATACCGCACATTTGAAATATCATTAACAGACACTGTTGAATTTGTTAAAACAACAGCAGTAACTCCAGAAAACGTAGATGCAATTGTTGCTAAAGTTAAAGGTCTGATTAATGATAGAAATAATTTATCATTTAATTCTGATCTAGGACTTGACTTCTTCGAAGTGGATTCTCACGATCAAAAGGACACTGAGAAAGTTAGTACTGGTTATAATTTCTTAGATAGAATGTTGGGCGGTGGATATGACAAAGGAGGTAACTTAATTGTATATGCAGGTGAACAAAACATTGGTAAATCAATTTATTTAGCAAATGACGCAGCTAACTTTGTTAAAATGGGTACAAATACTGTAGTTGTAACTGCAGAAATGGCAGCACATAAATTTGTGAAGCGTATCGGTTCTAACTTATTAACTGTTAATATTAATGAATACGCAGATAAAGCTAAAAATAAAGAACACATCCAACGTAGATTAGAGACTGTTGGTGATGGATTTACTCCACCAGGTTCATTATTTATTAAACAATTTCCAACTTCACAAGCAACCGTATTGGACATTGAAGCATATGTAAATCAAATAGAAGAAGAAAAACAAATTAAGGTAGGTGCAGTTGTAATTGACTATATTAATATCTTAGCAAATTACAGAAATCAAAATACTGAAAATACCTATATGAAGATTAAGCAAATTGCAGAAGATCTTAGAGCTATGGGTATTAGAAATAATTGGTTAATTGTTACTGCAACACAGATTACAAGAAATGGATATAACTCATCTGACATTGGCATGACAGACATTGCAGAATCTGCAGGTCTTTCACACACAGCTGACGTTATGTTAGGTATTATTCAAGACGATTTAATGAGAGCTAATAATGAATATTGGTTAAAGGTTCTTAAGATTAGAGATGGTGAAGGAAAGGGTACAAAATGTAAATTAGATATTAATTGGAATTACATGCGTCTCATTGAAACCGAAGAAACTACAAATTCAAACTTACATAGCATATAATTATGGCACAAGATAAAATATTTAATAATAATTTCGAATCACCAGATACTGAATTTAGTAATATAAAATTCGAATTAGATCCTAACGTTAAAGACAATAAAGATGAAGAAGAAAAAATTCATTTTGAATTAATCGCAAGAGAAATTCATAGACTAATAGAATTGTCTAGATTTAAAAAATTTAACGACGTAGATGAATTAGGACGATGTGCTACACTTAAGAAGGTCGATATTAATGACATATACGGATATATCATTGATGAAATGGCAGCTAAAAACAGTCGCATAGACATCTTTAGTGAATTGTGTGTATATTTTGACATTAACCCTACTAAATTTTATAGTTCTCTTTCTAATGTTTACAAAGAGGACTTGATTCAAGAATTAGATTTGCGTACAGGTATTCTTAAGAGAAAGAATATAATGAAACTTTTTTAAAATGATTGAAACTTCTTTACTAAAGCGTGGTGCCAATCGAGTTTGGGTGCTAGGCGATTTACATTTTGGAGTAAGAGCTAATTCTGTAGAATGGTTAGATATTCAAAAACAATTCTTTGAAGAGGTTTTTATACCTACATTAAAGGAGCATGTTAAACCTGGTGATGTTTTAGTGCAAGTTGGCGATACGTTTGATAATAGACAATCTATTAATATTAGAGTACTTAATTACGCCGTAGATTTATTTGAAAGATTAGGTAAAATTCTTCCAGTACATATCATATGTGGTAATCATGATATTTGGGCTAAAAATTCAAATGAAGTGACTTCAATAGATTCACTTAAATGGATTCCTGGTGTACAGATCTATAAAGAGCCTAAATTAATGGATTGGTCAGGTAGAAAAATATTAATGATGCCATGGCGTAGAGATGCAAACCACGAAGCAGAAACACTAGCAGATTATCCAACAGCAGAAATTGTATTTTGCCACTCTGAAGTTAAAGGCATCTACTTGAATGCTAAAGTAAAAAATGAACATGGAACAGATTCCAATATTTATGACAAATATACTAGGGTCTTTAGTGGTCATATTCATTTTAGACAAGAACGTGGTAAATTATTAATGGTTGGAACTCCATATCAATTGACAAGGTCTGATGCAAATAACACTAAAGGATTTGATCTCGTTGATTTAGAAGACATGTCAGAGACTTTTTACCCAAATGATGTATCACCTAAGTTTATGAAATATAACATCGTACAACTCTATGATATGCCACTGGGTCAGTTTAAGAATCAAATTAGAAATAATTTCGTAGATTTATTTGTACCTTCTAGAATAGCAACTACTAATGCCCTTAGTAAACTAATTAATGAAATACAGAATATTAGTAGAAAATTAGAACCAAATATTTATCAAGAAGAAAACTACATAGACAAGGATTTTTATGACATGGATGATGTTGAAGAAATGTATAAAAATTACAGCATTATGAATTTGTGTAATGTTTATGTCGATGGATTAGGCGATGATGAAGAAACTAAAACAAGATTAAAGAAAAAACTAAAAGCACTTTATAATCAATGTGCACATGATAACGGTACTGAAATATGAGAATAAATTTTATAGAATTTAAAAACTTTGCATCTTACGGTAATCAATTACAAAGAATAGAATTTGAAGAAGATCAATCAAAATTATTTCTAACTCTTGGTAAAAATGGCGATGGTAAAACTACTATCGCCAATGCTATTATATATGCATTATACGGTAGAGTAGAAGGTGTTAAATTAGCTGATTTACCGAATAGAATTAATAAAGAATTGCAAGTTAAAATAGGCTTAACTTGTGGTAACATTGAAGTTGAAATAGAAAGAGGTTTAGCACCTAACACGTTTACAGTAAGACTTAATGGCACCGAATTCGATAAAGCAGGTAAGAAGTCTGTACAAGATTATTTAGAAGAAGAGATATTTGGAATTCCATACCATGTTTTTAAAAATATAATTATTTTATCTGTTAATGATTTTAAATCTTTTTTGACAATGTCAAATCAAGATAAGAAACAGATCATTGATAAGATGTTTGGTTTTTCTATTCTTAATGATATGCAAATGTCAATTAAAACAGAAAGAAGAAACATAAAAATGGATATTGATTCATATGAATCTGAATTAAATCAAATTATTGATTCCATCGCTTCTGTTAAAGGCAAACTCAATGCTTTATTAGAAGAATCACATGAGAAGAACAATTCTAAAATAGATGAATTAAAATCTAGTCTAGTTAAATTAAATGAAAGTGTTAAGACATTGGATTTAGAAAAAAATGATTTAGAAGCTAGAATAAAAACTAATACAGAATCATATGAATCTACACGATCAGATGCATCTTCATTAAAGCATGAAATAGAGTATTTAAAAAAGAAATTAGAATTGTATGAAAGCGGTAAATGTCCAACTTGTGAAACTCAATTGGATAGTCAATGGCATTTAGATCAAAAGGATCATTTCTGTAATAAAATAGAAGAAGACACTAAAAAAATAAAAGAATTTAAAAAATCATTAGAAGATATTAAGAGCAGTATTGATGATTTGAAATCTAATAAAAGAAATATAGAAGAAAGAGCTACAGATATTAGATATAGCATGAAGACGTTTAAGTCTGAATTACTTAAAATAAAAGGTACTCCAGACGATTCTCAATTTGAACATCTTAAGAATTTAATTACAGATTTTGAAGAAAAAGAATCTATTAAGTCTAAGACTAAAGGCGATCTTAGTGCTGAATATGCATTTATGGAAATTGTTGAAAGAGTGTTAGGAGAAGATGGTGTAAAAAATCTAGCTGTTAAAACTATTTTACCAGGTCTTAACACTAACATTGCAGCTATGGCTCAAACCATGCACTTGCAATTTCATATTAGATTTGATGAGAAGTTTAACTGTATTATCAATCACTTAGGTGAAGATATTAACCCAATGACACTTTCAACTGGAGAACGCAAGAAAGCCGATTTTATTATTATTATCGCCATTATTAAAATCTTAAAACTTAGATTTCCACAATTAAATCTCTTATTCTTAGATGAATTACTAAGTTCAGTTGATCATGATGGAGTCTATAATATACTAAAAATATTAAATCAAGTCATTAAAGAAAACAAGATAAATACATTCGTAATTAATCACTCTGTTCTTCCACACGAAATATTCGATAAGAAGCTACAGATATACAGAGAGAACGGGTTTTCCAAATTTACTATAGAAAATATAGATTAAGATATATAAATAAAAAATAATATTTACAATGGCATCAAGACCTTTTGCGTTTAGCGCTAACAATACGAGACTAGAAGGAACCGAAAATACCGGTAGAATTTTAATTGGAGAACCAGCAATTGGTTTTCAAGCAGCATTAGATAATGAAATTAGATTCTTTATGGGCCCAGAGGAGGTACCAGGTAAAATCATAGCATGTTTTATTACAACTGAAGAAACACCGTTTGGTACTAATACTAGCCCTGCGATAGGTGATCCAACCGGAGGACCTACTGCATATTTTGCATTTGAAGAACTTGATAGCGCAACAGATTTCGTATCGTGGGTAGAGAAACATTCTATTACTGTAAATAACCCAGTAGTTTTTGACAAAACTCCAGGAAATAATGGAGGTGAAAATGATGCATTATTGTGGTGTCAAACAAATGAAATTTGGACTAATTTTAATGCGGATCCTTTGCCAACTGCAACGCCAGTTCCACCGACTGCAACGCCAGTTCCACCGACTGCAACGCCAGTACCTACGGCAGAGCCAACGCCAGTTCCACCGACTGCAACGCCAGTTCCACCGACTGCAACGCCAGAACCTACACCATTTGTATATAACCTATATGCAGCGTATGCAGCAGTATGTGGAACTAACCCTGAAAATTATTACCAATCAACAACTTCTTTACCAGTCTTCTCGCTAAATACTATTGCTAATGGAGGTACTTATAAAATAGACAAAGACACTGTACCATCTGGCACTGATGCAACTCTATTACAAAATTTAGAAGATGCTAATTATATAGTTGAAATACTACAATTAAACGAATCAACAACATCAACTGAATTGCTAAACAACATTATATCAACAGCAACGTGTGAATAAACAACACAATATAATAAATGGCAACATATAATTTAAAATACAACAAAGACGATTCAGTTATCAGACATATTATCATAGGTCTTTTAGCTGATTTAAATAGTAAACTTAGTTTCTGGAGACAAATCTCTAATGAAGAACGAGCTGTTGTAGATGTGCCATTTTTTTATGCAGTCTCTGGTGATGAAAACTTTATTAAAGATAATTTTTTATTTTCAAATGTAAACGGAGAATCATGTGATCCAAATGGAGAATTCGCAGATGGTAATTACGATAAAGTACCGAGAGGTATAGTAAACTTATCTTCATTTTCTATAGATCCTGGTAAACTTGTTAATAAGAGAAATTTAGGTAATTATACAATGATGAATCAAAGCGGCTTAATGGAAGGTTTTGTTGCTGAATTTGAAATGATTCCATGTGTAATTAGTGTCGATGTAGAAATATTATTATCTAGTCAATTAGACATGTTTAAGGTTACTGAATCAATTATTAAAAACATGTATAAGGCTAATTTCTTTCACGTTGATGCAGGTCACTTAGAAGATGGTATGTATAGAATTTCATCTGAATATATGATGCCAGATGATTACACACAAGAGCGTCCAATTGAATATGGATTTGATGATAAAGAAAATCATAAAATTACATTTAGTTTAGAGATTAATACTAATATACCTTCATTTGATTTTGAAGATGACATTTACACTAAGTTTACAAGATCTACTTATGAAAATGGCGTTACTGGTAATTACGGAGATCCTAATACATTAGCACTTGATCCTAATCAATTCTATGAGGGTGACTTACCAAATCCAGTAATATATTATGACACATCTGACTGTACGATATGGACATGGAACGAAGACTTAACTTCTTGGGTATTAACGGGTACGGATTGTGATTTTGACATGAATAGTTTAGGCCAATTAATAAGCATTAATACACAATTATTAAGAACTTCTAAGAGAAGAAAGAATTCTAATAGAATTTTTAAATTTACAAATACATCAGATTATGGCACTAATGTTTTAGACAAAGATAAGCCTATGATGGGTGACATAAATGATGTTGAGGCAACTGATCTACCATTCGATGAATAAAATAAAGATATATATAAAAAATTAAATAACACAAATGGCAAATTTAAACAAAGGAATTATTTCACCAGTTATAGAATCTAAAAATGGTTTTGTATTTCATGCCGGTGGACAAAATTTCAGAATGACGGGAAGTCATATCGAAAAAGTCACTAATGTTTCAGAAGAGTTTTCATTTTTAGTTAAAGCAAATGAATTGTTTAACATCACTAATGAGGGTATTTCTTTTTACTATGACTATAACAATAAGAAGACTATTTCTAAAGTTAATGAATCAGCATTAGATAACTTTAATGCGCTAGTAGAATTAGATAAAAAGATTAATTTCTTAAATGAAAACATTAAATCATACAAAACATCTGGTAAGAAATTAGCAGTAACTGAAGTTGAAAATGAATTAGCAGTTTTAGAATCATCAAAACTTAATTTACTTACAGAATCAATTGTAGTTAAATTATCTTATAATGTATCTGAGAATAAGTTTTATGCAGGTAATGTAGAATTAGCATATTCACCATCTCTTCCTCTTGCAGAATCTTTATTAGCCGCAGCATATATTAAGTATAATGATAAAGCATTGATCAATTTATTTGAATTTGCATCTAAAAATTATAATCATTATAATGTATTAGAATTTATTTCAGAATCTAGAGACGGTGATGTTAGAGTTTTAGCAATGAGAGCTGATAACAATATGTTCGTATACAGAATTAATGAAGCTACTAAAATTGAAAAATTCACAAAACTTTTAGCAGATGCAGCGATAGAATATGTTGCTGAAAATACAGGTGCAGATATTACACCAATGGTTGAAGATATTTTAGAATCTTACAAAGAAAGAAGAGCTGCTAAATTAGCGAAGACACAATTAATGCATGAAATGATTGCATTCTTAAAAGATCAGAAAGGTAGATTATCAGAAGCAAATAGAAATTTACCAGATATTAAAGCAGCTGACAATTTATTAAATAGTGAAATAACTAGAATCTCTGAAGAATTAGCTGATTTACAAAATGAAGATCTTTTAACGAGAGATGATGGCTATGTTAGCGCAGAAACAACAATAGAATCAGAAGATTTACCACTAGGATCTAAAGTTAAAGTAGATGCTTTAGAATTTACAGGAAAAGGTAAATCAGATATCTTAACGGTTTTCGTAAACGAAGAGCCAATGAGAATAGAGAAAAATAAACTTAAAATCGCAGCAGAAGATTCGATTTAAACATGTATATTATTATTTAAAAAGCCCATTTGGAAACAATTGGGCTTTTTTTAGTATAATACTAAACATATATAAAGATTATGCCCAGAAAAAAGAATTATTTAAATAATAAAGACCTTTATAACGAATTAGTAAAATCTAAAGAACTAGATAAATTAACGCCAACTGCAGAAAAAATGTTGGTGCTTTTAGCCGAAAGAACTATTAATAGATTAAATTATGTTAACAGTGACGACAGAAGTGATTGTCTTCAATTCGCGTTATTAGATCTACTTAAATATTGGAGAAACTTTAATCCAAAATATCCAAATGCGTTTGCGTATTTTACAGAAATTGCAAAACGTGGATATGCTAAAGGTTGGAATAAAATTCACCCGCAAAAATATAAAGGAACTTTATCAATCGACAGAATTACTACTAATGGTGGAAGCGATGATAATGGTGGAATGTTTAATATTTAAATGTCAATAAAGAATCTCAAACCAACCGGAAATTCTGGATTTGTACAAGGGTATTTTACACCAACAAATCCAGAAAAATACATTGGGCCAATTCCAATTATTTATAGATCTTCATGGGAACGCAAGTTCATGATCATGTGCGATACTAGAGATAGTGTAATTAAATGGTCCAGTGAACCAGTTGAGATTAACTATATATGGTCATTCGATAAAAGAGAACACAAATATTATCCAGATTTCTATATGAAAACTAGAGGTATTGATGGAGACGAAGAGTTTTTAATAGAAATTAAACCAGAGGCACAAATTACAAAGCCAGCTCCACCTAAAAAGAATAGTCAAAAGGCACTTAAATCCTATAAGTTTTTAGCAGAGCAGTATATAAAAAATAGAGATAAATATAAATATGCAAAGGCATGGGCTGAAAATAGAGGTTGGAGGTTCATAGTTCTAACAGAAAAGTCTCTTAAATAATGGGTAAAATAAAAAAAGAAATTAAGGATTTATCTAAGGAAGCTGGCGGTAAAACTAAAGCACGAAGAAGTGCAGAAAAATGGTTTGCTGAAGCTTCTAAATCTATTAGAGATAACACTGTAGCAAAACACAGTAAACCATTTAGGGTCGGAATGATTCATGTATTTAGATATGAAAAGCCTAAGCATATTAAAACATTAGAATGGTGGGATATGAATCCGGTTGTGTTAGCTATGGATCCACATGAGAGTGGTACGGACGTTGGAATTAATCTTAACTTATTACCAGTACAGATGAAAGAAGATCTATTAGATATGATCTATGACAGAATGGCCGGCCAAATCAAATCTAAAACAGGAAGATCTAAAGAAAACAATGCATTAACACAGGGTGAAATTAATCTAATATACAAAGACGCTGTTAAGTTTTTAAAACAATTTGGATTTGATTTTGCTATTAGACAATACATACCTCAACTAAAAAAGAATCAAAAAGTAGTTTCTTATGAAAGTTGGGCTAAAATAGCACTTTGCGATTTTCAAGACCTAAATGGTATTGGGATTAATGAAGTTAAAAGACAATTTAGAGAGCACCTAAAAGCGCGCTCAAAAAGAAAAGATATATAAACAGAACATAATAATATAATAGTATGGCAGGATTTAACGACAGAAATGGACCATTGAGCAATGGATCAAGACCTTTTAGCATTTCAAATGCTCTAAAGTCATTGTCTTCGTTTGGTATGCGCTATGATGATTTAGTACTAAGACAATCACAAGCAATTGGACCAATGGAAGCCGAAATAGGTTATGGTCAAATGAACCCGTTTGGTGTAGACTCAGATGACATTTATGGTGCATTTGCAGCAATGTCAATGACAGACACTAATTTAAGATCTAATATTCCATTTTTTGATCAATCATATGAAGGTAAAAGAGAAGAACTTAGAAGATTTTCACTTAATGATGAAGTGGAAGATATTTTAGATATTCTGTGTGATGAGACCATTGTATATGATGAGAAAAACTTTTTCTGTTATCCTGAAATTCTAGGTATTGATATTTCAGAACAAGTAGACAAAGATCTTAACAAGTACTTTAGACAAATCTATCACTATTTTGGTTTTAATTCTGATCAATCTGCATGGTATTTCTTTAGAAAATTCTTAATTGATGGTTATCTTGCATTTGAAATAATTTATTCCCCCGACCAAAAAGAAATTATTGGTTTTAAAGAATTAGATCCAATCACACTTATTCCTGGTTATAATCACGATGATGGTAAAAAGGTTTGGGTACAATACAAAGATGATCCAGTTAAAGAAAGAAAACTTTACGATTCACAGATTATCTATATTTCGTACTCTTCAATTACTACAGCATCAAGAGTTTCATATATTGAGAGATTAACAAGAGCATTTAACTTGTTAAGAATTATGGAACACACTAGAGTTATTTGGGCTGTGACCAATGCTTCATTTAGAATGAAGTTTGTTATCCCAGTTGGTGGTAAATCTAAGACCAGAGCAAAACAATCGCTTTCACAGTTAATGAACTCATATAAAGAGTCAGTTGATTTTGATTGGGAATCAGGTACTTTGGCTACAGATGGTAAACCAATGTTACAGTTTAGTAAAGAGTATTGGTTACCTTCTAAAGATGGTGATTCACCAGAAATTGAAACACTTAACAGCGAAGGACCAGATCTATCAGATACAGAAGCACTTAAATACTTCTCAGATAAATTAAAGCACGTTTCAAAAATTCCTTACTCAAGATTCTTATATGAAGATGGTGGAGGTGATTTTAACCTTGCAGCCGATGGTATGATTAGAGATGAGATTAAATTTGGTAAATTTATCAAACGTCTAAGATCTATCTTTATGGAAATTTTATCTAAGCCACTTTATATTCAAATGTGTCTTAAATATCCTGATTTTACAAATGATCCTCAATTTAAAACTCAAATTGCACTTAGATTCAATGAAGAAAATGTCTTCTCAGAATTGAAAGATATGGAATTAATGGAGAAGAGACTTGACTTTATAGGTACAATGAGAGATAGCCTAATGACAACTAATCAAGAGACTATGGAAGAAGAATACTACTTCGATCAAGAATACTTAGTTAAGAAATATCTTAAATTAAGTGACGATGAGATTAGAGCTAATGAAGCATTTAAATCTAAGTTAAAGAAGAAGACTGCTGAAGAGCCAGAGGCTGAAGATCCATTCGCAATGTAAAAATAAAGATAAAAAAGATATATAAATTATGAAAATTATTAAAACATTTGAAGACTTTATCTCTGAAGAAGCACTAAGAGCTGGTGAAGATTCTAAAGTAATTATCGACGAGATTACTTTGGATTCAGGTTCAACTATTAAAGCTGCTGAAATTTTAGGTGCCATTACAGCATCTATAACTGATGAAGAGTTTAAGCAATATTTCTATGACAATTACGGAGAAGCTGCCTTTGGAGAAGGTGAGATAGATCAATTAGTAAAGATCTATAACGACAAGCAAGCCGAAGATTTAGAGGCTGAAAAAGAGGCTGAAAAAGAGGAAGAAGAAGGCGCAGAAGGCGGCGACGATCCTCTGGCTGGAATGTAATAAGATATTTCAATAATAAAGTATGATATATATTAAAAATAGAAAAATAAAATATTATGAATAATATTAACGATTTATTAATCGTCGAGATGTCTTCATCCGCTCTGAATGTTACTACATCAGAGAATAAAGATTATATTCTAGAAGGTGTTTTTGGTCAAATTGATCAAAAAAATAGAAACAATCGTATCTATACCGAATCTGAATATGTTCCTCAAATTGAAGCATTACAGGCAAAAATTGGAGCTAGCAAATTATTGGGTGAATTAGATCACCCTGCGCAGTTCGACATTTCTTTAAAGAATGTATCGCATATCATTGAAGAACTAACTTACGACAAAGAGAGTAAAGAAGTAAGAGGACGTATCAAATTATTAGATACTGATGCTGGTCGTCAAGCTAAGGCTTTAGTAGATGCTGGTGTTCCTTTACAAATTTCATCTAGAGCAGCGGGTGCCGTAGAATCTAATGGACAAGTGAAGATCAAACAATTATTTACGTATGATCTAGTCGCTGATCCAGGTTTTGAAAACGCTGAACTAAAAAGAGTTAACGAATCTTATGGTTACGACAATGATGGTTTATTGTCTATTTACGAGATTAATAAAACAAACTCTGATGAAGAAAACATTGAAAATCAAAATACAAACATAGAAATAAAAGAAAATAAAAACATGGCAGAATTTGTAAAATCTGAGGATTTCAATAAGTACTCTGAGTATTTAGCGAATGAAATCAAGACATTAAAGGAGTCTATTGAAGCTAAAGATGCTGAAGTTTCTGAAGACAACTCATTAGAAAATCTAAAAGAGCACAATGATCATATTGTAGAAAATGTTAATAAATTAACTAACTACGTTGAGTATGTTGCTGGTAAATTAGATGAATCTATTCAATACACAGAGCACGTTGCTGAAAAAGCAGATCAAGGTATCTCTTATTCTGAGTCTTTGGCTGAGAAATTAGATCAAGGTATCTCTTATACAGAACATGTTGCTGAAGCAGTTTCTAAAGTTAAAGATTTCGCTAACTATTTAGCTGAAGCACATAATGAAGGAGCTACATCACATACAACTCTATTAGAGTATGTTGAATACCTAAAAGAAAACTTACAATCAGTTTCTGAATATGCTGAATACATTGCAGAATCTTTAAACGAAACAGTTGAATCTGAAGAAGTTGAAGTTGAAGTTAACGTTGAAGCTGAAGAAGAAAAAGAAGAAGACGTCGAAGCTGCTGATAAAGTAGAAGGCGAAGAAGCTGCAGAAGTAGTAGTTGAAGAAGAAGGTGAAGAAGTTGAAGAAACTGAAGAAGTTGAAGAAACTGAAGAAGTTGAAGAAACTGAAGAAGTTGAAGAAGCTGAAGATCCTGCTAAAGAAGCTGACGAAGCTGAAGAAACTGAAGAAATCGAAAACATTGGAGATAATTCAGAAGAAGGCGCAGTTGCTGCAGATAGCGATGAAGCTGGTAAAGAAGTTGAAGAAATCGAAGGCGAAGAAGTTGAAGCTGGAGATAATTCAGAAGAAGGCGATGTCGAAGGTGAAGAAGCTGGCGAAGAAGCAGAAGATTTAGAATCTGATGCAGTAACTTCAGATTCAGAAGTAGAAGATGAGGTTGATGCGGCTGAAGCTGGTGAATCAGATGAAGAAGCAGAAGGCGAAGATGGAGCACATGATCCATTAGAAGCTTATAAATCAGAAATCTCTTCTAAATTAGACGCTTTAGTTGAAAGTGCAACAAGAAAAGAAAATGAATCTCCATCTTTCTTTAGAGTTGTTTCTTCTGCAACTAGAGAAAAATACAACACATTAAACGAAGCTGCTAAAACTGAAGTTAGAAACACTGTTTCTAAAAGAGGTTTCATGACAGAATCTGAAATAGTATCATTAATGAATAGCGCACAACTAATTGTAGAGAGTGCAGGTGAACAACCATTCTTTATTAGTGCAATGCCAGCAGAATATACTGAAGCATGGGCAAACTTATCAGAAGCTAAGCAGACTCAAATTATTGCTCAATCTAAATATCATACATTGAATACAGAATATCAAGTTGCTAATTTCTGGCAAACTAGAGACCTAAGAGATACTTCAGTTGTAATGGAAAAAGTAGCAATGGTTACAGAATCTAAAGAAGAAGCTAAATCTACATTAGGATATGACGTATCAGATATGGCAGATGCATTCAAAAAGAGATTTAACAAATAATCAAAAAGAACACTGATATATAAATAACAATCGACGATAAGGGTGACAGAAGCAGAAAACCCATTAAATGTCGAGTTTTTAACTAAACACAATTAATAAACAAAAAAAAACGATCATTAAAAATGGCAAATTTATTAAACGAAGCTGAGATCAAGAATACATGGGCACCGATTATCTCGGAAGCTACAGGTATCAACGAATCTAGCAAATTAGCGTGGATGTCGACTTACTGTCACAACCACAAACTTTATGAAGACGCGAACATCATGTCTTTATCTAACAACCCTGGCCCAATGAACTTAACAGGTATGGGTGCAGTATCTTTCCCTGCAGGTGCTCCGGCTAACGGTGCAGCAGGTGCAGCTACTGGTTCAGGTGACAAAGCACCAACATTATTGCCTTTGGCAATGCAAGTTGCTGCTCAAACTATCGGTCTTGACTTGGTACCAGTTGTACCTATGGCAGGTCCTATGGGCTTATTGTCTTACTTAGACTTTACTTACGAAGGTGGTACTGTTGCATTAGGTGGTACTGCTCCAACTTACATCAAGTCTGATTTAGCTGCTGCTGGTACTGACGTATTAGTTGGTGAATCAAGAATTGATGGTAAAAACATCATCAAAATTGTTGACGCTATCACTGAAACTGAAGCTAACGTTGCAGGTAGATACGCTGACGCTGTATTGGTTGCTGCATTAGAAGATCATATCCCAGGATTCTCTGGTGCTGACGCTAATGGTAAGCCAATGTCAAGAGAAGTTGGTGAAAGAACTGCTGATAAAGTAATGGGTCTTTCTTTATTCTCTAAAAGTGTTGCTGCTGAAACTTTCCAAGTTGCTGCTGCAGTTACTAGAGAGCAAGTACAAGATCTTAAGCAATTCGGTGTTGACGCAGTAGCTCAAGTTGAGGCTGTATTAACTAACGAATTGACTCAGTCAATCAACAACCACATCTTAGCTAAGATGAGAGCTATCGCTGAAGAAGGTATTTCTACAGTTGCATTAACATACGGTGAAGGTGGTAACACTTACGGCGATGTTAACAGAAGAGTCTTAACTAACATTCTTGCTGCTGCGAACTTAATCGCAAACAGAGGTAGAAGAGGTGCTGGTAACTTCGCAGTTGTTGGAGCAAAAGTTGCTTCTGCATTGCAATCAGTTGCTGGTTTCGTACCAAACCCAATGGCTAACACTTTCAACCAAGTTGCAGGTGCTATCTACCCATTAGGTTCTGTTGCGGGTATCAACATCTACACTGATCCTAACTTAGAGTGGGAAGGTGCTACACAACAAGTATTAGTTGGTAGAAAAGGTGATGGTAACGGTGCTGGATTAGTATTCATGCCTTACTTAATGGCTGAATCAGTTCAAATGATCGCTGAAGGAACTATGGCTCCTAAAGTAGCGGTTAAATCTAGATACGCTCTAGTTGAAGCTGGTTTCCACCCAGGTACTCAATACCAAAAATTCACAGTTTCAGGTTTACAACTATAATCTTAAACTAGAATAGTTAATATGAAAGGTCACCTTCGGGTGACCTTTTTTTGTTTAAAAAGTTTTAAATTTAAAGGGGATATATAATATAATAACATCACAATAGATAAATTAAACAAACAAATATTATGAAATTAAAATCTAAATTAAAACTTTACGAAGAATTCGTAAATGAATCTAAAGAATCTATCGATAGTGTATCGGTTGATCAAGTAACAGTAGATGCTACCAATGCATCTGATGCTATTAGAACAGAAGTAATCAGAGATGTAGATACTATACTAGATACATTGGCAGAATTATCAGATAGAATTGGAGAATCTGCTTCTATCGATTTAGAAATAGACGAATTATACGAAGAGTTATTTGACTTAACAAATGTTTCAGAACTTAATGAAGGTATATTAGATTTTATTAAGAGTCCTATTAAATTCATGAAGATTAAGAAAAATCTTAAAGCATATCAAAAGGCTCTAGTACAAAAAGCAATTAACGATGTTGATTTTGCTAAGAAGAAACAAGTCGGAGACGCTGACGAGAAAGATAAAAAGAGAATGGAAACTTTGAAGCAAGCTAATCAAGCTAAAAACAAAGCGTTAGATGATCAATTATCTGCTATTTCAGAGAGAATGACTGAATTGTCAGGCGGAGATGAAGGCTTAGGTAAAGTAGTTTCTATCGGAAAAACTAAATCTAAATTAGCTGCAGCTAAGATAGTAATGAAAGCGACTTCGGGTGAAGAAGCAAAACAACTTAAATTAGAAATTGACACTTTATCAGATAGAATCGCAGCTGACGAAAAATCTCTTAAGGATTACGCTAAAAAGCAAGAACCAGCTGAGAAATCAACTGACGACAACTCAGGCGATGACGATAATACAGCTAGTAAAGGCCAAATGGATAGTTTAAAAGACGACGAACCAAAAGCTAAAAAAGACGACAAAGCTGCTGCTGACAAAGCTGCTGCTGACAAAGCTGCTGCTGACAAAGCTGCTGCTGACAAAGCTGCTGCTGATAAAGCTGCTGTTGATAAAGAAACTGTTGATAAAGAAACTGTTGATAAAGAAACTGTTGATAAAGAAACTGTTGATAAAGAAACTGACACTGAGAAATTAGACGCAGCTGTAACTAAGGCACAGGAAGCTAAAGACAAATTACCAGAAGATGCAAGTAAGCAAGATAAAGCTAAGGCAGATATAACATTATTTACTGCAAAAATCGCGGTGGCCAAAGCTAAAGGCGAAGATACTAAAGATCTTGAAGGAAAATTGGAAGCTGCTAAAAATACTGCAGCTCTAAAACCAGTACCGGTATCCGGCGAGCTAACTGAAGAAGGTGTAGAAATAGATTTATCATTTGAAGCGTCATTAGTTGAAGCATCATTAAACGGTTTAATGGCATATGACAACGATGGAGATGACTACGCATATCTAAAACAACAAGCTAAGAAATTAGGTGTTAAGGTTAGTGTAGTTGAAGATCCATTCGGAGATGGTTATGATGAGTTAGATTACTCTGGTGATAAAGCAGCTATCTTAAAACTAGCTAAAATATCAGGTCACGATTCAGATATCACTAGCGGCCCAGAAGAAGGTGGTTATTGGATCGAAGAATCAGTAAAGGAAGAAATGCCTAAGACTATTAAATTAGATGAGAACATGTCAATTGCTGACAGATTCAAGGCATTAATGTAATATTAAAGACGACGCTTAGCGTTCTTCTTTGCAAGTTTAAGAAACTCCTGTCTCTCATTGAGCAGGAGTTTTTTACATTCCTTGCGAAACTCAATTGAACTTTTGAGGATGCGGCTNTCTATCATNGGTGCTTTTAAAACATCATGATATTCAGGGTGAACAAAGTTTTCCAAATCAAAGTTCATAAATTTAGCTTTAATTGGTTTTAAACTCACAGCGCATTGCCAGTCTACTATATTACAATTTTGATGTAGAGTCTCTTTATCTACCATAGATTGAGTAGTATTATCCCAATATTTTTTTAGTAATGTAACGTTCTTAACTGGTGGTTTTTGCATTCTAAGTACACAATGTACGAATTGATCATCATCAGACCATCTCTTTATGTGTCTGTGTTCTACTAGGAACTGTCTGAAGAACTTAGTTAACGGCGCAAGTATAATACCGTATCTATTACGTGGATTAGGACCAGCAGTGCGGGTGATATTAATATGTGAGTATGATCTTGCCATTTAATATATTTATCATTGAAACCTTTTAGCGCTTGATGGTATAATTAGTAAATATATTAGATACATGAATTCAATAAACCAACTCTTTACAGAGAAATACAGACCATCTAATCTAGAAGAACTTATATTACCAGAGAGAGTAATGTCAAAGTTTAAAGATGGTTTAGTTCAAAACATGTTGTTCGCAGGTTCACCAGGTACAGGTAAAACCTCATGTGCAAAGGCAATCGTTCAACAATTTAAGTTACCATATCTATACATCAACGCATCGACTGACACGTCTGTTGATGTAATTAGAACTCGAATTACAGATTTTTGTTCTACTGTTTCTATCATGGATGCACCCGGAATGTTTAAAGTAGTTATTCTTGATGAGGTTGATGGTGTATCAGATCAATTCTTTAAGGCACTTCGTGCTACTATGGAAACATTTGCAAGCAATAGTCGTTTCATTGCTACCTGTAATTACATTAATAAACTACCAGATCCAATCCTTTCAAGATTTGAAGTTATTGATTTCGACTTTGATAAAGCAGAAGAAACTGAATTAACAAAGAAGTACATTAAAAGAGTATATGAGATTTGTGGTAAAGAAGGAATGACAATTGAAAAACCAGCTTTGGTTGAATTTGTTAAAAGAAACTTTCCAGATCTTAGAACTACACTTAATAAATTACAAGGTTACAAAACACAAGGCACATCGAATATTACAGCAGAAGATGTAAAGAAATTCAATTCAGTATACAAAGATGTATTTGATTTGGTATTTAATGAAACAGATCCAGCTAAAAATTATCAAACGCTTGTTGGTAATTATGCGAACCGAGTTGATGATGTATTACAAACTCTAGGTGAAGAATTTATTGAATACATCCAACAAGAGAAAGGACAATATATAAAACATATACCGCAAGTTATTATAACTGTCGCTAAGCATCAAGCTCAACGAGTTCATGTTATAGATCCTGTAATTACAATGTTAAGTTGTGTATATGAAATACAAAGTATAATTAACTCGTAAATAATTTTTTAGTCTCAATTTTTTTTAGTATATTGGACTAAATAAAGAAATATAAATATGAAAGTGGGAAAACATACACTATTAATAGACGGTAATTATTTCGTATTCAGTAGACTATTTGTTTTACCGAAACCTAAAACAGGTCAACTGTTAGGTGACGACAAACAAAAGTCTCAATTTATGAGAAAATTATCTATTGATTTTGCATCTGAGATGCGTAAATTAAAAATGTTCGTAGACGACGTGGTATTAACAGTTGATTCTAAATCTTGGCGAAAGGACCTTTATCCAGAAGCTGACTATAAAGGTACTAGAAAGCAAAGTAGCAATGTAAATTGGACAAATGTATATTCAGTATACGAAGAATTTCAAAATATATTAGCTGCTAAGGGCATTACAGTACATCAAATACAAGGCGCAGAAGCAGATGATGTTATTTTTGGATGGTCAACTGCATTAAACAATAGAGGTAAATCATGTATTGTTTGGTCAGGTGATAGAGACCTTATTCAATTGGTTAATTATTCTAAAACTAACGATGCTCATACGCTTTGGTACTACAATACTAAAAAGTCCTTATACGCATATGAAGGATTTACAGAGCACATGGAATCTTCTGTTGCATCCGAAATGACAAGCGACGACCTTTTATTTAATATGGGAGGAGAGCACATGACACGCGATGCTTATCAAAACAATATTCTAAATTGGGTCAAAGATCTTAAGATACAAATCACAGAAGTAGATTGTGATAGATTTATCTTCAATAAAATATTAATAGGCGATAAATCGGATAATATTCAATCTGTTGTAACATGGCAAAAGGAAATGAAGAATGGTAAACTTAGAACGTATTCTATTACCGAGAAAATGGCAGATACCATTTATGATCAGTTTATTAAAGAATTAGATAATTTCACAATAGAATATCTTTTTAACACTGAACATAGAAGCGCATTAGCAGATATCATTTACAGAGTCGTAGGTCATACTAATACAACTCTAATTAAAGCAGCTTTATCTAATAACATAGCACTAATGCTACTGCACATTAAAACCATCCCAGATTCTATTCAAGAGGCTATTTATTCTGCAATCGATAAAGATTGGGAAGGAGCTTTAGAAAATGTAGAACAGTTTATGGATATGGAAAAAATATTAGAAGGTACAGCTTGGTTAAAGGATAAAACAGGATTTGGAGTAGATGCCTTTGCGGGTATGGATATTCCAAATGAAGATAAACCACAACCAATTAAATTAGTGGGTAAGAAGACACAAACTACTGATAAAAAATTAGAGCCTACTAAAAAATTATTCTAGATTAATATGACGCTAGACGACTATATACAAATAGAAGAGATATTAACAGAATCTAATGCACATGGTCTTAGAGCAGAAGTTCATAAGACGGCTTCTCAATTTATAAAAGAAGGTTATGGTCACGTAGAAGCACATAACTTAGCATTTAACGAGTGGATTAAATAAACATTCACTCTACTTAACATATAATAGATATGCTAGACGAAACAAAATTATTTGATTTTGTGAAAATTATGTTCACAAAACCAGACCAATACAGTAATATTAAAAATCATTCAAAGAAGCGTCATCATTTCATGATCAATCGTTTTTTTGCTATTAAATATCCATCTAACGCTAATATGTTTAATGTTAATGGAATTAATGGTGGAAATGTAGTAGAATCATGGTCTATGGTTGCAAAAAGATTTAAAGGTGTGCCAGGTTGGTTTTATACTAAGACTAAAAAAGCTCCTAAAAAACAAGTAGATAAATATACACCTAGCGAAGCTTCAATTGAGTTGTACTTATCAAAGAATGAAATAGGTATGCGTGAATTTAATGAATTAAAGCAGTATGCTAAACAGGAATTATTCGATGATTTACAAAAAATTGAAACGCAACTAAATGTTTACAGAAAATAAAGATGATTTTTCAGAAGTAAT